CAGGAGAACTTATGCCACGCAAATACACAGGTAACTCAGATGGACTGTCACGCACAGGTCTTCGTCCAGGCACTAAAAAGTTTATGGAGTTAGCCATTAAAGAGTTTGGTATGACGAACTTGGGTGGCTTCGTTAATCGTTCAATGAATAACCCTAAAGCTAAAAAGGGCGACCCTAAATGGTTGAGTGTCCACGCAACTGGACGCGCATGCGATTTGGGGTATTCAGATCGTAAGAAGGCAATGGAGCTGTGGCACTTCATGGTTGACAACAGCAAAATTTGGCTGTTAGAAGAGGCACATGACTATGCCTTTGATGAAGACAAAACCGACAACGTTAAAGGTTGGGGCCGTGGCTATCGCTGTTCACGTGGCGAAGGCACAGATCCTAAATCAGTCAAGATTTATGATTCTAAGGACAATGCCGGATCACAAGGTGGTCGCTGGTTACATTTCGAGCTTCACCCATCTATAGCTGACGATGCCAACAAGGTTGTCGCTATCTGGAAATCGCTGAAGCCAGCATGAGCGAGGCAATCATCGTTGCTGTAATCGCCTCAATGGGAGGTGTGTTGGCAGCGTTGGTCCAATTGATGCGTAAAGAGAACCGAGATGACCATGCCATGGTCGGACAGTCTTTAGACCGTATTGAAAACAAACTAGATAGCCACATTAACGACCACCTGAAGGGCGACATTTGAGGTAGATTTCTTCCTCTACTAGAAGGGTGCTTGCCTATGACGGCAAAATTTGACAGACTAGACTTGTGTACGTTAAGGCACTTCCTAACCAGGGTAGTTACTAGGGGACACACAGAAGAGGATCAACTGATCAATCTTGTAATAAAGATCGACCAGCAATTAGAGGGGACCACCCATGACATTATTGGAAAAACTGGAACAAGGACCGACGCGTAAGCCTCGAGTCTGTAAATATGTAGTTGTTCATTCATCAATGGACAAGAAACTAGGTGCAAAAGTTGAAGAGATTCTTAGCAAAATAGCTGCTGGCACAGGTGAGTACAACACAACCTGGCTTGCACGAACTTTGCGTGAAGATGGAATCATCATCAACCACGCCACTCTTTATCGCCACGCTTTTAAGGAGTGCTGCTGTCATGTCAATAAATGATTCCCCCGAATTAATAGAACTACGAAAAAATCACGATCGTTTACAGGTCGAGATGAACAAGGTGCGCCGGCAACGAGATTCAGTTACCACCCAAGTTGTACAACTTGAAGGTCAAATTGAAAAACTTGAACGAGCTTTAAATGTTGTTGACATGGCAGAAGGTTCTGCTATTGACCCACCTAAGTGGCTAGCAAAAACAAGCAAAACACGCAACAACGCAACAGTTGTAGCGATGCTGTCAGACACCCACTTTGATGAGGTTGTTTTGTCTTCCGAAATGGAAGGTCTAAATGCGTACAGTCGCAAGATTGCTACACAAAGACTTGAACTGTGGACACAGAATGTTATTCATCTGTCACAGAACTACCTGTCTGGTGTTACTTATGACGGTATGGTTCTCATGCTTGGTGGCGACATTTTCTCAGGAGACATCCATGAAGAACTCGCTGAAACCAACGAAGATTCCATGTTGGGATCATTGCTGTATTGGTCAGAACAAGTTGCTGCATCAATTGAATTGTTCTCTGCAACATTCAAAAAGATTCATGTCATTTCTGTTCCAGGTAACCACGGTCGAATGACACGCAAACCACGTGCCAAACTCCGTGCCAAAACAAACTTTGACTGGCTACTTTCAAAAATGGTTGAACGCCATTTCGCTGGCAACAAGAATGTGACATTCAATGTTCCCGACTCAGCTGACGCTGTAGTTGACATTTATGGATACAAGCATTTGTTGACACACGGTGACCAAGCCAAAGGTGGTGGTGGCATCGGAGGTATCTGGCCAACAGTTATGCGTTTGCGCGCTAGGAAACTGCAACGCTACGCCGACACAGGCGCACCATTCAAAACAATTTGGATGGGACATTGGCATCAGTACATCTCAACGCCAGAACTAGTGGTGAACGGATCGATGAAAGGTTACGACGAGTACGCCATGATGAACTCTTTCCAATTCCAAGTGCCTCAGCAAGCTCTTGCCATTGTGACCCCACAGCACAACATCACATGGCAATGCCCTGTTTTCTGTATGGATAAAGCAAAAGAGAAATGGTGATAAAGTGGATGCATGCCCCGAGAATATTGGCTTTCATGCGACTACTGCGATACCGAATGGTCTTCAAAGGTCAGCCGTATATGCCCTGAATGCGGCCGTAGAGGATTGGAAGAGGACGAACGTGTCAAGTTCGACCGATTCGAAGATTAACTACCCCATTGTTTTAGTCACCTGGGCAGATGCCCATTGTGGCGATCAGGGCTGGCTTGAGCTGGAACACATAGAAGACGATGGTGAAATGCTGGTATCAACGGTCGGATACCTAATTCCGGCTGGCGAGGGAGGCAAAGAAGGCCATTTGACGATACTTCAGACCTATAGCGATGGGGAAGGAATCCACCCTTTTTACATCCCTATAGGCATGGTACGAGAAACCAAACTATTAACTTGACACACCCATAAATTACGGTTACCGTAGTTCACAACAGAAGGGACCCCATGAGAACTTGGACTCAAATACAAAAAGAAACGCACGGCTCACAAGCTTGGCTCAATCAAAGATTCGCTAACGCGCTCGGAGAAAAGCAGGTGTCAGCCTCAACAGCTGCTGCTATCTACGACAAGCACCCATTCACCTCGGCTGCCGCTTACGCTGCAGAGCTTCTGAGGGACACACCCCCAGTCCCTCAGGAGCAGAACGAGGCTATGGAACGAGGCAACCGTCTTGAACCATTCATTTTGGAATGGGCTAACGATCGACTTGGTGAAAACTTCGTGACACCCGACGTGCTTTATGTTTTCTCTGATGACAACGCACGAATGATTGCAACCCTTGATGGTTTCAACGGTGAAAAGATTCTAGAGATTAAAACATCCACACGTGACTGGACAGGTGAACTACCTGAATACTGGCGTGTACAAGGAATCCACCAAGCAGTATGTGCCAACGCGCATGAAGTTGTGTGGGCCATCTTTGATCGCTCACAAACACTCAACATCTACACACAGTTTGTTTCATCCGATGAAAAAGAAACACACATCAACGCTGTAGGAACATGGCTTTCATACATTGACATGGGCATGACACCAGAAGGTGTTGCTTGGACATACGAAACAATCACAACACGTCACCCCCAAGACGATGGTGGTGTGGTTGATCTCGGACCTAAAGGTTCAGAACTTGTAACGCAACTACGCCACATCAAATCTGAACTCAAATCTTATGAAGCCATGGAAGATGCATGCAAAGCAGAACTATGCGAACTCATCGGTGAAGCCGCCACAGCCATCGTTGCCGGCGAAGTAGTCGCAACATGGACAACAACAAGTCGATCAAGCCTTGACACCAAGGCATTGAAAGAAGCGCATCCTGACCTGGTTGCGTCATACACAAGAGAAGTACCTGTGCGTACTCTCCGTTTGAAGGGAGCCAACTAATGGCAAACGAAAATATCAACCAAGCTTTAGCACTACGCAAAGTGTTAGATGAATACAAGATTCCAGATCCGAAGATCGTTGGCAAACTGCCTCGTGGCGGCATCCAACTTGACTTCGTAGGACACGCAGACATCACGCGCATCCTCATCGAAATTGACCCAAACTGGCGCATGGTTCCATGTGGCTGGGACAACGGTCGCCCATCTGTACACATCGTTAATGGCATGGCAACATCATGGTGGGAACTCTCCATCCTCGGCCAGTCACGTTTGTGTGTCGGCACAGCCAAAGACAACAGCCCTGATCTGGACAAAGTTCTTTACGGTGACGCGTTGCGTAACGGAGCGATGCGTTTCGGTATCGCATTGTCATTGTGGACGAAGCAAGAATGGGAAGATGTTTCGCACAACGCTGCAAGCAAGTCTGCACCTGTCAAGCCAAAGACAGAAGCACCATCACCGGATGAACCATTGAAGAAGACACAGATCACACAGTTCGCTCAGGCTTGCGCCAAAGCAAAGATTGAAGCTCACGATGTTGCTGTACACGCTGGTGTTGAACTACAGAAAGCAACTGTCGGTGACCTGGACAAACTTCGAGCATCATTCAAGGTACTTGTTGCCGCACAAAAAACTTCAGACGAAGAAGGTGAGTGATGATTCACGGACGCAATGGTTACACCAAACACAAATGCCGATGCGACATCTGTGTAACAGCGAACAAGGTATATCGCAGAGAATACAAACTCGCTAACGGTGGAGACATGAACATTCGCCTTGACCCTACGCCATTGATTACACGTTTAATTCGTGACGGCCAAATGTCGCAAGTTACGCGTGGCATGTACCGTTCATGGATTAAGAACGGTATCAGCGTGTATAACGCAGATAAATTCTGTATCAAGGTTGGATACCACCCTTACATGATCTTTGGTGCTGACTTCTATGAAGGCTGCAGTAGTGAGCTGGCTGGGTAATGAGTAAACAAAAAGCCAAAGGGACATCTGCTGAAACAGCAGTAGTGAAATTTCTTAAAGAGAACGGTTTCCCATACGCAGAACGTCGTGCTTTAACAGGTAACTACGACAAAGGTGATATCACCGGATGTGGGCCGCTTGTATTCGAGGTTAAGAACCACGCCAAACTTGACTTGGCTGGATGGGTGAAAGAACTTATAGTTGAAATGGAAAACGCCGATGTTATGACTGGGTGTGTGGTCGCTAAGAAACGTGGCACCACATACCCTGGTGACTGGTATGCGATTTTGCCGTTTGGATTATTTGTGGCATTATTAAAAGAAGCTCAATACTAATGAGCGAGAAAGGGACAGTAAAAGTGGACAACAAAAAGTATGACCAAGAAGCAATACGAGAAAAGAAAAAAGCGTATCGTTGGTTTGCGCGTTATTTGGAACTATTAAATGATCGTGACCAATGGAAAGATATGGCAAGCCGTCTTGCTAATGCCGCACAAAAGCATGAGCATGACTCTGTTAAAAGTTGTGATACATGCCGATTGATCACCGAGTTCGCAAGGATGCAACGTCGTGGGTAATTTCATTGTTCAAATTATTATGTTGAGTGCCGTATTTTTATGTGGTGTATTGATAGGAGAGAAAATCAAATGACTGATTCAGAATTTTCCGGACATGGTCGTTGCATCTGTGGCTACCAATTAAAAATCAACAGACTTATTTCAGATCTAGAGATAGCAGAACGCCGACTCACAGAACTCGGCAACAACCTTCAACACGCGCTCAACGCTGACTATGAGAAGAGAAACGACATAGCTGAACTCAGACGTGAGAATCGCCGCTTAACAACTGAAGTAACCAGATTAGAAAACGAGGCTCATCGTGGCTGAACATCCAATATGCGAAACATGTTTCCACTATGTAGGTGACAACATCGATGGCCAATGCCGGCGATATCCACCAAGCGTGAAACAAACTTCACCTGCATACTGGTCATTTCCTATAGTGCCGTGCTACCACTTCTGTGGTGAGTGGAAACCCTTACAACTCAAGCAATAAATCAGCGATTGATAAAATAGAAGTTTCCCAAACAGAGGAGGCTCTATCGACTCATAACGTCCTGTTCGCCGATTAAAGGAGGGGTGATGAAACGTATCACCACATCAATTTTTATGTCCATATCCATTTCCCTGTTTGCAATAGCACCAGGCTTAGAGGCTAAGAGTGTGCCGTCAAACACTAAAGGTCATCGTGAATACCACGGTGTACTTCCAGACGCTTATTACCAGGCACTTGGGACCTGTGAAACCGGATTGCCAGGTACCAACAAACCCAACTGGAAACATTCCACACGTAGTTACACAGGTGGCCTAGGAATCCACAGGAGAACTTTTCAAAGGTGGAGTAATCATTCATCAGCTAAAAACATGACACCACGTGAACAAGTCAGAGTTGCAGATGCGATCGCTTTCAAATCCCACATTGAACCCGATGGAACCAAAATTTGGCGCGTAGGTCCGTGGGGCTGGGGCTGCCTTAAGGCTCGTAAATCCATCCAAAAATACATTTGCGAATCACGACATCCACTAGTACAAAAATGGAAAAGGAACTGTCAGTAGTCCCTACTTTGACACACCCAGGTACTACTGTGAAAGGCATGAAGGGAATATCTCTCCGTCAAGACTGGCATTGCCCACGATGCAAGGTCGCAATAACAACGTTCGTAACGGTCAAAGAGCCGCCAACCCATCGATGCCAAAAGGCAGCGAACCAATACAAACCACTTCAAGAGAAGGAACAGAAACAATGAACAACATATACATCACAGGTCGCCTTGGGCGTGATCCAGAGTTGAGATTCTCAACATCAGGAATGGCAGTAGCAGAATTCTCTGTTGCCGTAACGCGCAAAGTAAAAGATGAAGATGAAACCACATGGTTTGACTGTGTCTCATTCGGTGAGCAAGCAGAGAACTACTGCGAAGACTTCATCAAAGGCAGCCGCATCATCGTCATCGGCCGCATCGAAATCAAAGAGTACACAGGCAAAGATGGCACCACCAAAAAGAAAACACAAATCGTTGTTGACGAAGCTGGTGTCTCATCACGTTGGAAGAAGCGTGGCAACGAACAAAAAGAAGTCAAAGCAATAACAAACGCTTTCCCTGACGCTGGATTCGAAGAACCGTTCTAATGGCAACATTTGGGAGCCTGTTCGCAGGTGTCGGAGGGATCGACATTGGATTCGACAATGCAGGAGGCTGGGAATGCAAATTCCAAGTTGAATGGGACAAACATTGTCAAGAAACATTGAAATACCATTGGCCTGAAGTGCCTAAATGGGGTGATGTTTCCGATGTTAACGGTGCTGAACTGCCACCTGTTGATCTAATTACTTTTGGCAGTCCATGCCAAGACTTATCGCTTGCCGGCAAGAGAGCTGGCATGGTTGAAGGTTCACGATCGAACCTATTTTTTGAAGCAACACGAATCATCAAGGAGATGAGAAATGCAACTGGAAATGTTTCCCCAAGATGGGCTATTTGGGAAAATGTCCCAGGAGCCTTCTCAAGTAACAACGGTAACGACTTTGAGGCAGTCCTCCAAGAAATGGTTGACATCGGGGGTCATCACGTCGAATGGCATTGCGTGGACGCGCAGTTCTTTGGAGTCCCCCAACGGCGTAGAAGAGTGTTCGTCATCGCTTGCTTCGATTCTGCAATCCTCTCAAGAGGTGGACAAGAGGTATTACCTGTCAGCGAAGGCCGCAGAAGGAATACTTCGGCGCGCAACTCGAAGAGGAAAGCACTTGCCGCCACGCTTGGAGAAAGCATTGATCCGAGTAGCCAACAATCAATAGATGAACAACTACCTTGGGCTGCCGGATCTACCGATGATGATGTTCTAACAACATCTGTTACTTCTAAATGGCACAAAGGTACTGGTGGTCCTAGTGGTTCAGAGCATTACAACTTGGTTGTAGAACCATTTGTAAAAGTTGTTAGATCTGGTGCTAGAGATGCCGAAGGTACCTTGCCGGCAGAAGTGTGGCGTGGAAACGAAGTTGCACCAACGCTGAATGTTTTTGACAACACAGGTGAATCACGAGCAACTGTAGTAATTGCAGAACCAATGCTGATAGACGGTACACGCGTAGATGATGTGCGTATATATCAATCACCAGTACAAACACTTGCTGCTCGAATGGGTACAGGTGGAAACAACGTGCCAATGGTCGCAACAGACGCAACTGCTATACCAATACAAGATGGTCGAGAAATTGACAAACATCAAAATGGTTTAGGTGTTGGTAACCCTGGCGACCCTTCATACACGCTTGATCAGACAGGCGCGCAAGCCGTTGCATACCCAATTCAAGGCACAATCATTGGTCGATCAGACAAGGCAGGCCCACAGGGGCGTGGTGTAGGTGAAGACGGTGATCCGATGTACACGTTAGATACAATCAGCGCACACGGCGTTGCCCACACAACAGCCGATGTAGTAGGAACGTTACAAGCCCGAGATTACAAAGGTATCGGTAACCAATACGTTGCTGAAAACAAACTCATCATTGAAGAAGATATCGCACCAACATTCAAAACGTTAGACATGGTAGTGCGCCGGCTAACCCCAATTGAATGCGAACGCCTCATGGGATGGCCTGACAACCACACGCTGCATCGTGCCGATGGAAAACAAAACAGCGACACCACACGATACAAAATGTGTGGAAACGGTGTCGCCTCACCAGTAGCACAATGGATCGCAGAACACATACTCAATGTTGATCGAACCTTTTGAATTCACACGCGCCCATCCGGACTGCACCCATTGTGGAACAGTCGCTCGCGCACTAATTAAATATCCACTTGAAGTACACCAGAATTGCCCTTGCATATGTCATCAACATCGAAAAATAACGAGTACGCCAAAGTCAACTGGCAAGAGAAAGCCGCGTGCAAAGCGTTACCGTTAGAAGTTTTCTTCCCCGAAGAATCACATCAGTCCAGCCCCAAGGTATATGACCAGGCTCGATCGTTCTGTAACAGCTGTGACGTGAGCGCACAATGTCTTGCCTTCGCCATGCATCATGAACGCTACCAATGGCGCAGGTTCGGAATGTTTGGTGGCCATTCCCCCAGAGAACGAACCAACCTGAACTCGGCAAACCCTTACAGGGATTGGGTTTCAGAGTTCCTCAATAAATGACTTGACATTGCTGCACCCTTCTGTTTAGATATCTGTATCGCCAAAAGGCGTACATATTGGAAGGGACTCCGATGGACAGCATTACGACATCACTCAACGACACGCCACAGCGCGGCCGACTAGTTCACTTTGACCGTGACAAGCGTGACTGGAGAGAAACAACAGGCTGGTTCATGCAAGACGAACATATGATCCTGTTTCGCAAAGTAAACGGTCGTTACTGGCGACTCATCAACTTCGCACACAATGTTCAAAACTTTTATCCCGACAACACAAATCGTTCAACAAGAAAGGTGGACTAAACATGTCAGGTTTAGCAAGAACCTATGTTGGTGAAATCTACCAACTCACAGCTGTAATCCCAGGATGCCAACAGCACGTCGGTTTTACAGCAATGTCAGACGAAGCCGCAATTATCGAATCGGCATTCCTACGCGCCTACCACGCACTACGCCACGTTGACCCACAATGCCGTGAAGCGTGGCTCACAGGCTCTCTCAAGCTTGTCTGTGGCAATCGTGTAGTCAGCACCGACATCGGATTAGAAGATCTGGGGCAACCACAATGAACCACCCACTTTGCCCCGACACCCACTATCCAGAATACGACCCGATCAACCAAGAATGCTACAACCTCAAAGCTGTAACACAATCAATCCACAAACCAACAACCACCGAAAACACCACACCATCCATAGGCTTCGGCGTAGTAATCCTCATTGCCCTTGCAGCCATGTTTCTAAAGAAAACAAAATGAAAACCCAAAAAGAATTACTTCAAATTCTTAACCGAACCACAACTTATTTTTATTCAAGCAAAATAAGTTTATCGTTCCATCTCGATCCAAACTCCGACAGAGTCATCGGTCAAACTTCCGATGGCACAGCTATGGTCACTTTCAAAATTAACCCAGACACACACATAATTTTTGGATTCAAAACAAACAAAGCCGGCATCACAACATCAATTTTTACACCCACATTTAAACTCGGAGATCGCAGAATTGCCCCAGACATGATTCTGGCCGTTCACACTTTGCTTATCGAAAATCCAGCTTCCGATGCTTACTTTCATGTCGCCGGCAACCGTGTCACACGTCAAAGCCTGGCGCGCCACAATTCGGCTTCCGATGCTACTGCCGCCGACCACCCTTCAAGTGTTGTTACAAACAAGCACCAGGTTTCTACTGACACTTTCTCTAGTCAAGTTTCTACTGCACCTTTTGTTTTGCATTTTCCTGATTCGGTTTCTCAAGTTTCTAGACAATCTCAATCTTTAATTTCTCGGTTGTTTGCAAAACTTTTTCGCAGTCTTTAATTTTTCTTCTAGCGCACTCGCAAGCTCGTTTTGCTCTCTAATGGTTGCACCACGCCCCGACACAACGCAACACAGCCCCACCAGATCTAAAACAAAGCGCAACCGAATCGAAACGCCAAGTCGCCGACCAAATCAGCGCGCTACGCGCGCCCCAAATCTAAAACATGTCCGAATGCTAATAACTTGACCTGCGGCCCAGATCATGGGAGAATTCTTTCGTGGCAATCACGCCACCTAAAGAAAGAGACACCATGCAACAATACATAGTAGAGGTAGTAATAGGTACAGAGTACCTATTACTAATCGAAGCAAACAACGAAAGCCAAGCGCACGACATCGCGCGCCAATACAACGACAACGAACCGAACTCATACGGAAATGTTTCTCAGCTGGAACACGACGCAGGACGCGCCGTTGTAAGCGTTTCAGAATTCAACCACCCTCCATGCTCAGAATGTGACGAAGCGAAACTTGACTGCGAAGCAAACAGCGTAGAAACTGGCGAAATCGTGCAGACGTTCGAAGAACTACGCGCCCACTACACCAAAGTAAACGACGACACAGCGCGACATTTAGCGATAGTCATCGATGGATATCTCACTCATGTAGTAAGCCCATGCAATCGATACAGCCGAGCATAGAAAGCGAGCAAAAAATGAAAAGCACCTACCAAATCCTCGAAGGAGTCGGCGACCCAACCGGCCCTAAAGAAATAGAGTATGCGCGATTCCTCAAAATCACGTTTACCAACGAACGCCACGCGTACGAGTTCGCATGGGCTCGCTATTGGCAAACCATCGACGGACTAACAAACTGGCAGTCGTATTGGAGTCACGTCACAACATGCACCACCGTCGAAGACGCACTAGCAGAAGTAATCCAACAAATGAAAGTAGAAACAAAATGAAAACACCAAACCAAATCGAGAAAAGCCTGCGCGCTGCTTTTTTGAAATACGAGAACCAACTACAGACACGTAACGAATACATCGAAGACACAGAACGCGCGCGCGTTGTCTATCGTCAGGTACGTGCTAGTTACGGAATAAAAAGCCCAGGCAAACTACTCACGCAAAGCATAAGCAAACTAGAAAAAAACAGCATCCCAACCTACGGACTCGCGTTATTACCTGCAACGTTCTCCGGCCTTGGCAATGTTTGCGCGTTCTCGGATTCTTGCGCTGAAACGTGTGTCGCGTTCTCGGGCAATGGCTCCTTTAGTTCAACCATGAATAGTCGACTCGCTAAAACTAACTTTATGATGAATCATCCGTATGAGTTCCTCCTACTACTCATGGAAGAGTTAACAATTATCCACGAGTACACAGATGGCGAGTCTCTTGTCCGTCTAAACACTTATTCCGATATCCGATGGGAACGCGTATTCAAATCGTTCATGGAGTTCACCTATTCCATCGAGTACTACGACTACACAAAACACACCACACGTTCACGCCCTGCAAACACGCTCCCAGGAAATTATCGCCTAACGTACTCGATCAGCGAAAAGACAACAGCACAGGAAATCGAAAACGCAAAGCAAGCGCGCAGAAATCTTGCCGTAGTTGTTTCTATCCGTTCCGGAAAAACTAAAGAAGGGTGGCGGCCGATTCCTTCAACGTGGGGAAACATGCCGACCGTAGATGGCGACCAAACCGACGACCGAACAGCCGACCCAGTCGGCTCGGTGGTCATCCTTCGCCGTAAACACACAATGAAACCATGGCATCCCATGATTCAACAAGCATCCAAACTCAACAAAGGAGCAACCAAATGAACTGCACAAGATGCGCCGAGTCGAATTGCACGATATGCCCAGAATGCGATGAGCCGTCTTGTGGCTTCTGTGAGTGTGGAGAACTCTTCACAACCTGCGACTATTGCGAACAGCTCAACGTTCCAATCATTAACGGCATGGCGGCCGACTGGTGCTCAAACTGCGCCCCAGGAATGACCGAAGACGGACGATGCACACGATGCCGAGATTATGCGAGGGACTGCCAATGCTAACCAACGAAATCGCCAGATCATGCGTAGCAAACCCTGCAGGGTTTATGGATGGCGTAACAATCACAATCTTGGCCGTAGTAATCCTCACAGCCCTAGCAATACGCCGAAACAACCGATAACAAAACTTGACTTTGACACACCCATAACATACAATCAACACATGAAAAACAACCAAACACCAAAGCCCGACAACTATCAGAAATACCGTGAAGAAGGAATGACACAAGCACAAGCATTCAGAAAAAATCTGCAAGACATAATTAATTGGGGAATTGAGCAAGGACACTTAGAAAGCACCTACGGCACAAAATAAAACCCCACCAGCAAAGCCCCTCACCTATACAAGGGTGGGGGGCTTTCGTTGCATATGCAGCTATATACCAAAAAAATTTTCGCGCCTTCGGCGCATCCGATCATCGCTACGCTCGATCTCGACCTCTCACCTCACTACGTTCGGCAAGAGCAAAGGCTCGCTACGCTGACCCAAACGAGCTCGCTACGCTCACACCACAAAACCACACCACCTCGCTCACGCTCGGGCATACCAGCTCGCAACGCTCGCACATTGCACACACCATGACTGTATAGGCGTAAACCATCACACACGCAGGCTTTGCGAATGTGGATGGCATTCAAGCTGCACATGCCGACCACACCCCCACTTACCAAACACATACCCCACATTTCTGCTGTGCTCGAACCTCACTTCGTTCGGCGCACACCAGTTCCGTATCGCACTCCCTACGTTCGCGCTCACGGCCCATACACAACCGGGGGTCTGCCCCACGTCCCCCTCGGGGGGTATATACATTACTGTGTTTGTACGGTGTCACTCTTTTATGCATCGGTTGGTTTGGTTTTTTGTGTGGGTTGGCTGGGTGGTTTTGTGTGAACAACCCGATGCGTAGCGAGGGGCGTTAGTGGTGTCTTGTTGATCGTGGGTTTGGTGTTGGCTTCCCCCCACGGTTTAGGTATCGGTGTGATACCAGGGTCGCCGTAGCCAGTTTGTTTTAGCCGACACCCGAAGTGTTTGATCTTGAGTCGTTGATCGCGCTGCTTGAACCTCTGACGCAATAGGGGTCTTCAAATGTCTCGTTGTTGACTTGATTGCAGGGTTCATCTACCCCAGTTCCCTGGTGTGAAATACCAACAGAGTGCAATTCCCTATGTGGCCTTGGTTGCCTTGACGATTCCCATCGTGGAGGTCTTGATTCACTTGCGTGGTTGAGTGTAGCAGGTTGTGGTATTGTTTTTTATGGCTGAGAAAAAGAATGTTTGGGATAAACCTAATCCGAGTAAGAAGTCGAAGCCGTTAACCCCTGGGCAGAAAGTTGTTGCGAAAGCTCGTGCTAAGAAGGCTGGTCGCCCTTATCCGAACTTGGTTGATAATATGGCTGCTTCTCGAAGCAAAGGAAAGAAATAATGCCGAACGTTGGAAAAAAGAAGTTCCCTTATACAGCAGCTGGATTGAAAGATGCCAAGATGGCTGCTAAGAAGGCCGGCAAAAAAATGAAGATGGCTCCTAAAAAGAAAATGAAATAGTGGTTGCTAAGAAGAAACCTTCTAGTCGGGATTCTGGTTCGGGTTCTGCTACGCGTAAGGTTGCTCAACGTAAAGCACAGAAAGCTGTTGATCAGTATTTGGATGGACCAACTAATCGTTCTCAGGTGATTAATCCTATGGGTTATGTACAGGATGGGGATGGGTGGTTTATGAAAACTAAGGGTCGTTTTCGTGCTGCCGATAAGGTCGGCGATCGTGCATATCGTGCTTCTATGCCTCCTACTCGGGGATCTAAAAAAGGAAAGAAATAATGGCTGTTAAGAAATCTCCTAATGATGGCAAGGGTACTAAAGCCCAACTTGCTGCTTTAAGCAAATCTAAAGGTATGAAACCTACTGAGGCTGTTACTAAGCGTGGGCAGAAGGCGACTGGTTTAGCTAAATCTAAGTCTTCTGACAGGTTTTCTTCTACGGCTAAAACTAAAGTTAAGGGTGCAACATCTGGGTTTGCTGGTTCAGGTACGCCTTTGGGTGCGTCTATGGGTGTTAATCCGTTGAATAAGAAGCAGATCATGAACGCTGCTATAGCGGCCACAGGAGTTGGTGCTGTATCTAGGGCTGCTTCTACTTTTAAAGTTGCAAGAAAAGTTGTTGTCAGCGAAGGCACCAAGAAATTGCAACGTGAGCTAAGCAAACATCAAAAAGATAATTCAATGAAAAGAATGTCAAAACTCGAACGCCAAGCTGAAGGTGAATACCGGTCAGAAATGGATCCTACTGCTAGGGCAGAGTTGTATGGCCGCCCTAATGATTTGCGTAAAGATATTTCTAAATCAATGAAATCTACGAATAAAACAAAAATCGTTATCAAGAAGAAGTAACTTTTGGGTACTAAAAGGGTCGTTCCGGCAAGGGACGTGGCATTGTTTTGGCAGGCTCGCAACTCGGGCATGTCTCTTGCTGACGCTGCAAGGGTCGCTGGCATCCACAAAAACACAGCATCCAAATGGGAAGCTAAACAAAAAGCAGCGATGGCCGCCAATGAGGTCGCCAAATTAGAGGAACGCTTCGTAGCCACCAACCGATCTGGGGGTGCGCGCAACAAACTGCAACAGGATCTCCTCGAAGTATCCAGTTTGCCACCTGTCATCCCCGATGATCGACTATGTGAAGAAGCCAAACGAGGGTTAGTGGACTTCGACTTCTTCCGTAAATACTATTTGGGTCGTGTCCCCAGCCCATGGCAGGTAAACGCCGCCTACAAAATCGTTGAACTCCTTGAATCAGAAGACAAAGAACACCTCGTAGTAAACGTCGCTCCTGGTGCCGGCAAATCCACCCTGTTCCATGATGTGGCTGTGTGGTGCATCGTGCGTAACCGTGGAATCCGTGTCCTATACGGCTCAATCTCACTCAACCTAGCAAAGATGTATTCACGTCGTATCCGTGAAACCCTTGAACGCCCAGTCCCCATTGAACCCGACCCTGAGTTAGTACGCAAAGGGCTAGCAATGAACGCCGAAGGATGCCTCGCCATTGACTACGGCCGATTCCGACCCACCGACAAAGGCGCACTATGGCGCGCAGAAGAGTTCATCGTAGAACAACACACCCAATCAGGGCTTGACAACAAAGAACCAACCGTCCGAGCATACGGTTTCGACTCTGAATTCATCGGACACCGAGCCGACCTAGTCCTCTTTGACGACGTAGCCTCCCCCGAAAACGCCAAAGAGTCCACAGCTAGAGACAGACTCCTCGAACGATGGGACTCCATGGCTGAAGCACGTGTAGACCCAGGTGGTCTTATATCTGTAATCGGACAAAGACTCGGATCAGGCGACCTATACGCCTACTGCCTATCCAAAGAAACGTTCGCAGACACCGATGAGGACTATGACGGTACTGATGTCAAAGACAAATCCCAAGCTGAAGAACCCATCCGAATCAAAAAGTACAAACACCTGACCTATAAAGCCTATTATGAAGAGCTAGATACAGGACCTACCTCTAGGAAAAAATTTTCTTTGCCTTGGCCAGACGGTCCTTTGCTAGATCCTTACAGACTTTCATGGAAAGACTTGTCGTTCATCAAGCATTCCACCCCAAACAAGTTCCGAGTGGTGTATCAACAAGAAGACATTGACATGTCAAACACTCTCATTGAACGCGTATGGGCTACAGGGGGCTTGGGAACAGATGGTGTGCTGTATCCGGGCTGTATCGACAATGAACGCCCACCTGGCTACATCCCTGAAGGCTTAAGTCATCCTGTTATCTCTATAGCATCTGTTGACCCTTCCCCAACCCAGTTTTGGGCTATTGAATGGTGGCTGTACCAACCTGAAACGAACCTTCGATACCTTGTGGACATTGAAAGACGCAAGTTAAACGCTGAAGAACTACTTGGTTATGACGTGTCTACAAGGGAATATTCAGGTGTGATGGAAGAATGGCAGGAACGATCCGAACGATTGGGTTACCCGATTAGCCATTGGATTGTAGAAATCAACGCCGCCCAGCGTTTCTTGTTGGCGCATGACTTTGTGCGCCGTTGGCAAGCTGCAAATGTGGTGAACGTTGTGCCTCACACCACTAGCCGTAACAAACTAGATGAATCCTTGGGTGTTGAAGCTTTGCTTCCTCCGTTGTGGAGATCTGGTTCTGTGCGTTTGCCATCTATGCGTGGCAACTGGAAAACTCTTGCGTTAGTAGATGAGATGTGTTCTTGGACTAGAGATAAGAAGCATGGTACTGACACGGTGATGGCACATTGGTTTGCAGAGTTGCACATGCCTCAACTTATTTCACCTCAAGCACCACCTCGACAATGGCGACCCTCGTGGTTGACAGCGTAAAAGGTGTAATATCATAGCCGTCTATGTTTATGTCCGGAGTGTTGAATGATCACAGCTGAAGAAATTGTAAATCTCTACAAAACTCGGCGCGATGCTCAAGGACCTTTGATGCGTCAAATGCAAGAAATCAAAGATCTTGTCAATGGTGAAGTAATTGTACCTTTGAACGAATTAGATCGAAACGCTAAAACTTCTGTAGCGAACCTTGTATCTATTGGGTTGGAACAGATGTCTATGCGTATTGCATCTACTATGCCTGTTCCGTATTTCCCTCCGTTGCGTGAAGGCCAAGAACGAGCCAAAGAACTAGCTCGGACACGCAAGAAAGCAATGTTGTCTATTTGGGATGACAACAGAATGTCAGCCAAGATGCGCCGCCGTTCACGCCACATGTTGGCGTATTCTTCTGCTCCTGTCATTATTAAACCTGATTTCCGTACCAACACACCCAAATGGCATATCCGTAACCCTCTTGACACTTTCGCTTCTCCAATGGAGGACCCTGATGACCCTGTCCCAAACAACGTCATTTTTTCTTATTCCAAAACATACAAATGGTTGATGAACACTTATGGACATGTACTTCCTGGTATTCCTCCTACGGCATGGGATGAAAAAATTACGATGCTGGAGTATGTCTGTGACAATGAAATTGTTGTTTTGGTCACCTCGGCAGACACGGAAGGAAGCAAACTAAGAAACCTTCCACCCATTGAGTTGGAAAGAATCCCTAACCGTACAGGTCGTCCGTTGGCTGTTATCCCTCAACGCATCAACATTGACAAACCACGAGGACAGTTTGATGGTTCTCTTGGTATGTACTACACGCGTTCTCGTCTGCAAGCTTTAACTGAGATCGCTATCGAGCGTGGCATTTTCCCTGATGAGTACCTTGTTGCTCGTCCAGGTGAAAACCCACAGATCATCCAAGTTGCTGATGGCAAACTTGGTTTGCTTGGTGTGGTTAAAGGTGGCGACATTACGCAACTTCAAACCAACCCTGGTTATAAAACAGATATTGCGCTTGACCGTTTAGAACGTCAAGAGCGTTTGGAAAGTGCTATCCCTGCCGAGTTCGGTGGAGAGTCTGGAACGAACATTCGTACTGGCCGCCGAGGCGAAAACATTTTGTCTGCAACCATTGACTTCCGTGTTCAAGAAGCACAAGCTATTTTTGAACAGTCAATGATGGAAGAAGACAAGATTGCTATCGCTATCGAGAAATCATATTGGGGTAACCAATCTAAGTCTTTCTATATGCGAGGCCGTAATGGTGGACGCGCTGATTATGTACCGAACAAACTGTGGGAATCTGACTATCACAATGTTTCTTATTCTGCTTCAGGTTCTGACGTGAACAGTTTGATTGTTGCTTTGGGTCAGCGTTTGGGTGCTGGTCTTATTTCTAAAGAGTCTGCTCGAGAGGCTGATCCGTTGGTTGCCGATCCGGAACTTGAACGTGACCGTATCGTTGCTGAAACAATGGAGTCTGCTTTGTTGGCTTCAATTCAACAACAAGCTTCTGACCCGAATGGTCCGTATCAACCTGATGATTTGGCGTATCTCACTAAACTTGTGTTGGTTGAAAACGCACCAATTTATGATGCTGTTGAACGCACTCAGAAACGCGCACAGGAACGTCAAGCAACACCTGCCCCTGCTCCTGAAATGCTAGGTGGTATGCCGCCTGAAGCAATGCCAGGTTTGGCTATGCCAGGTATGGGTGCTGAACAACCTGCCCCTCAAGGTGCTGGTGGTTTAGAAGGGCTTTTGGCTCAACTCGGAGGACAGTAAATGGCATATAGCAACAGAACAGATTTGAATAACCCTATGAACAAAAAAGTCGCTGTGCAAACAGCTACAGGTCAAACATACGGAAAAGCTGCTGAACAGCGGCGCGCTCAACAAGCTATGCCTATTGGTGCTTCACCTGCTGATGTGACACCATCTCAGGGTGTTGCACCTGGTGGTTTAGGTGCGTTTAATCGCCCTACTGACCGTGCTACGGAACCTATTACTGCTGGCGTTAATTTCGGTGACGGCCTTAATGCTATTCAGGCTGGTGTGAATCAACCGATTCGTACTGAGGACGCTGTGTTGGATCGTTTGAAAGTTATTTTTGAACAATACCCGAATGATGAATTAGCTGACCTTCTTGATTCTTATATTCGAGATGGTTACTGATGGGTTGGATTGATTACAGCGACCCTCAACTTTTGCCAGATGTATCGGCTCGTTTAAAGAGATCTAAAACACAGAACCCTAATGACGCGTTAGTTGCTAAACGTATTGCTGATATTTATCGGGTGCATCCGTATATGCCTACTGGTGTTGTTTTGTCTTTGGCTGAAGCTGGTGCAGATCCTGAAACTGTTAATGAGGCTGCTAAAAAGTCTTCTTTGAATCAGTACGTTAAAAGCGCAACTACTGCTTTAACTGCTGAAGAAAAGAAAGCAAATGAAATTTTAGGCAAAAGAACGGTAAAAAGTAATGTTCTCAACTGGATTGCTGGTGGTGTCGGAAAAGTAGTAAGCAAAACATTAGGAAATATTCCTATTATTTCGGCAGATGTTAAAGACAACATCAAATTTATTTCAACCGTTGCAGAAACTGGTACTGCTTATGTTGACAGTTTGGGTTCTGCATTGACAGATCCTGAAAACAAATCTGACGATATGGATCAATTTTGGGATACTTTACCGATTACCCAATACTTTAAAAACTTCGGTGATACTGGTTCAGGGTTTACACTTGGTGGTGTTGCAGAACAAAAACGGTTAGAAGCTGTTCAAAAGTTTCGGTGGGACATCAACGGTGAAAACTACACAATTGGTCGTGGTGCTGCAAGTGTGGTTTTTGCTCCTGGTTCAAAACCATATAAATTTTTGTCCGGAACTATCGACGCTGCAAAATCTTGGTATATAGATCCTACGAATAAGCCAGTTGAAATTATTGCTGGAATTCAAAAAGCCAAGAAAATTATTCCTGCTTTAGAATCAGCAGACGAAATTGCTGCTGCATCAAAGTTGGCTAATGGTTCTGCTGGTCTTTTGTCTACAGCAGAACAACACGCAATTGATAACAGTAAATTTTTTAACTGGTTGGACAACTCTAGGTGGGGTCAAACTGTTGTTAAGCGAAGTGCTGAAGAGACTGATGAGTTCAAAATGTTTGAAGCTTATGGTGGGAAAATAACACCGGAACAAGCGCGCCGTCTTGCCAATGCTAAAACAACCGATGAAGTTCGAGGCATTATTGCTGAACAAGCTGTTCGGTTAAATGATGAAACTGTTCAAGGAATGGTTCCGTTCGCTACTTCAGCAGATCAACTTCCTATTACACAACGCATTCCTGTTTACAAATGGAAAAACAGTAGTCGTTGGCTTTCTAAAGTACCAAAAAACACTTTGTTAGTTAATGGTACTGATGATGAAAAAGCTGCAGCAGTTCAGAACATTGGTAACTGGTTGAGGCTTATGGACATTGATCCGTATTCAGGTGCAGGTAAAGCGTTGATGACTAAAGCTTTTGATGCTTACGGAGCTAACGGTACACGTGTTGAAGCCGATCAGTTATTCCGAATGTTTATGGGAGATACTCGAACCAAGTCAGATGGAATTTTGCATGTTGCTCTTGACAATGCAGGGGTTGATCGAGCCATTACTGATGATATTGCTGAACAGTTTCGTACTGGTTTAGATGCATTTCGTAAGAACGCTATTGATGCTGCTGGCCGTACAGATGACAATGGTTTTATCGTCCACATGACTGGCTTCATGGATGATACTGAACTTTACGATTTGCTGAAAGATGTAATCCCATACAAAATTACACCAGGTATGACTCGCGCAGATTTAGATGATGTTGTTAAAAATCTTGAACCTGGCGAGATAACAACGTGGGGTCCACTTGCTATTTCTGACATGTTAAACAATGTTCAGATTTTGCCTGATCCTCGTCAGATTCGCCGTTTAACAAACAATCCTTTTTTCCGTCTAACCCCAGATGGTGACCAATTACAAGCTACGGCTATTGTTAGTTATATTCAGAATGATCTTTGGCGACCTTATGCTTTGATGTCGTTTGGTTACATTATGCGTAACACAATGGACGCTAACCTTCGTATGGCTTTGCATGGCATTAGTACCGATAGACCTATTGACTATTTGATGATGCTTCTTGGTAAGCGTGGTGTTGGCACAGTTTCTCAAGGTCGACGGTGGACAGAAGCTGGCAAAGAGACATTTATGGGCGAAGATGATCTGTTGCCATTTACTCAGTTTGTAAAAAATCGTGCTGCTTATTTGGTTGATGATCCGGCAGAAGCTTTGACACGTTTGGTTAAGAATGGTGAAGCAACTGTGGCTAACACAGCAGATCCAAACTATCTTGGTGCTTTCGTTGATTCGGCGCGCCAGATTTATGCTGATCCTTTGTTGCGTTTGTATTCACGTATTATGCATTTACCTGATCCTCGTCAGAAACAAGTTTTAATTGACGCTATTTCTAAAGGAACTAGTGAGTCAAAAGAAATTAGAAAAACTATTGTTGATTATTTAGTTGATGGGCCACTAGTGGTGAACAAAAACAATGGTCGAGCCATGACACGTGCGCCGATTAAAGATGCTGCAACAATGACTGATGATGAGTTAATTACAGCTTGGGTTGATACTGCTGGTAAGTTTCAAGTTAATCAATTTACTGTTGATGGTTTAGACGAGTTGCGCGCTGTAGTTGGATATAACCATGTTCCTGTGGGTACATCAGAAGTGTGGGATGAAGCAACTATTCGTGGGTTGACTATTGGTGGTGTTCGCCCTAAAGTTGGAGAAGTTATTAGCAATGATGTTGGTGGTGCTTTCCCTAGGTTTGAGCATTGGCTTGTGCTTGAAAGTGACGCTGTTAAGAGTGCTACAACAGGAAAAATGAATCGAACATTCAAAGTGATTCAAGTTGATGATTTGGATCGTGCTTTGACTGGAGAAAAGGGTTCTGATTTAGCACAGAAGTTCCTTAAAGATCGACTGGGTTCTCATGCCGAAGCTTTGGGTACTGGTGGTACTCCATTGGTTCCTGAATGGGTGCGTGGTCAGATCCGTGTTAAACCAGTAGTTGATCAGGGTACAACCGAGGGTGGTCGTGCAGCCTTAAAAGCGGCGGCAGCTCCTGCTCAATGGTTTTTTTCACACATCGTCCAACCATTCGGTCAACTAGCAGAACGGTCACCAGCATTCCGTATCAGTTATTACCGTAACATCGCAGAAAATGCCAGACTCCTGTCACCTGTTGAAGCACAAAAACTTATTGACAATATTGACACATTTGCTCAATTGACGTTTCCTAAGTTGTACGCAACTAATCCAACAAAAGCCATTGAAAAATATATCGGTGGAAGAAATATTTGGAATGACATCAAAACATCAACAACTGAGGCCGCTTCAAAAGCAACTGGTGTAGGAACTGTTGAACAACTGGAAACATATTCAGGTACAAGAGCCAAAGTTGACATGGAAGAATTGTTCTTCAACAATGTTGAAAAGTCAAACTTTGCTGATGCCATGCGAATTATTGCGCCGTTCGGTGCGGCATGGGCTGAAGTTGCAGGACGTTACACGCGTGAAATTATTCAAGATCCTTCTCGAATTAGAAAAACACAACAACTGTATCGAGGCGCAGAAGGGTTTGACCCAGATCAAGATGGTCGTGGTTTGGTTTATAAAGATGCCCAAACTGGTGAGATGATGTTTACGTTCCCATTGTCGGGAAGAATTGCCAAAATGTTTACTGGTGTTTCGGGTGTTGAATTGGCCGCACCAGTTAAACGTCTTTCTGCTGGTATCGCTGTGGTACCTGGTGTGGGTCCTATGGTGCAAATTGCGGCAGGTAAAATCTTTGATCAACTTGGTGTGCCGGATACTAACCAATTGAGAAAGGTTGTTAATCCATACGGAAATACAACTTTCGCTAACTTAGTTCCTGGTTCTTTTTCCAAAGCGTATAGTGCCATCTTTGATAGTCCTGACAAGTTAAATACTGTTTACGGCCAAACATATATTGATGTGTTTTCTTTTTTGTCTACTAGTGGTGAATACGACTTAGCTGATTCAAATGATGTTTCTCGTCTAGTTGATGACGCAAAAACTAAGTCTCGAGGCGTTGCTTTGCTTCGTGCATTGTCTCAATTTATTGGACCAACTGCTGCAAAACCTGAGTATCGTTTCAAAACAGAATTAAGTGATTATTACTATGTCAACGAAATGATTAAGCAATATTCAGAGTGGCAAGCAGAAGATTATGAGACTGCAACTGGAAAATTTATCAACACATTTGGTGATGAAGCTTTGATTTATTTGGCTGGTAAAACAAAAACTAATCCTCAATATCAAGGGTTAGAGGCATCTGCCGAATTTGGTAGTTGGGCTGATGACAATAAAGATCTTGTTGCAACATTTAAATCTACAGCTCCTTATCTTGCTCCTGTTGGCGCACGAGATCTGTCTATGGTGGTTTGGTCTAAGCAGATAAATACTGGGAAACGATATCGAGTTGATGCTATTGACCGTCTTAATGAGGCACAGAAACGTTTAGGTTCTGCGTTGTATTTTGCAGAGCGCAGAAAATATGGTGACACTCTAAACAAGGAGGCACGTCAAGAATTAAAAGATCTTCGTGTAAGACTTAACGATAAATATCCGGGCTTTCCTGTTAAGGCATCTTTTGATCCAGGAGAGTTTGATACTTTTATTGGCAACCTAAATCGGTTAGTCAAAGACAAGCGTACTGAGGGTAATACTGTTGCTAGGGACATTAAGAAGTATCTTGATGCCAGAACGCAATCTGAAAATGCTGTTCAAAGCGAAGAAGGTGTTTCGTTGCAAGCCGAAAATAATCTTCGCGCTAATGAGTTGCGTGGTAATTTGTTTGGATACGGAGAGCAGTTAGCTACTAACAATCCTGATTTCCGTAGAATTTGGGAAGAACAACTATCTTATGAGGTGGAATAATAATGGCAGCAAGAAAAATTACTGAGCAATCAACACCAACAACCACAACTACATTGCCACAAACTGGTGACTTTGTAATTCCCCCTGCTGGTAGTGGAACTGTCCCTAAAGGTAAGACTGATTTGGGTGTTACTAATGATTATCAGACCTATATGGAAGCACAATTCGGTGCAGCATTTGTCGCTCTAAAATCAATACCAACTATTAAGGCAAGATTAGATTTACTCAACAAACTGTACAAAAAGGGTTGGTACAAAGGAAACAAACCATCTGTATCCGGTCTGACAAATGAAGACATAACTGTCTATCGGGATCTGTTGATTTATCAAGAGGCCGCTAATTTAAATGCAAGTCAATTAACTAAAACCATTGCTGAACTCCCTGACTTAGTTGAAACTTCTCGGGTGGCACAAAAGACTCCTGCTGGTGATGTTGACTCATTGTTTAAACAAGTGATGCAACGTGACTTGGGTCGCGCACCTCGAGCTGATGAGATGGCTAAATTCCGTCAGGCTTATTCAAGTTTGGAAGCTGGTGGTAATGCTCCGTCTTTAACGGCTGCAGCTGAAGAACAGATTGTGTCAGCGAACACAAGTGAACGTCAAGCAGCACAGTTCGCTGGTTTTGCTGATGTATTTGAACAGATGATGAGAGGTGCATAATGGCCGCTAAAAACAAACAATCATTGCAGGAGTCAGTTAAAAAGAACTTTCCTCAGTTTTCATATTTACTAGAACAACCTGAGTTGTTTGGTCAGGACATGATTGACTTGTTTAAAAAGGCTGTCAAATCCGAATACAACCTTGAACGGTTCAGAGGCGAACTTCAAAAAACTATCTATTGGCAAACCACGGTTTCATCAGCAAAGAATTTTGATGCCGCCGCACCTGCCGACCAGCAAACCAAAATTGATGCAACCCTTGAAGAACTTAAGGGTGTTACCGACATCAACGCTTTGCCAGCAGAAGAATTGTCTAAGTTCACACGAGACATGGCTCGACGTGGTGTAGCTGGTGAAAGCCTGAAGCGTTTAGCGTATAGCCTGGTATTTAAGAATGGCCTCGCTACTCAAGCCGCAACTGAAGCATTGAATTCTAGCAATGCTATGGGTATCCGTAAGATCGCTAAAGAGTATGGCTACAGCATTGATGATGCAACTGTTCAGTCGTATCTTGAAAAGGGTGAATCGCCTGAATCGGTTTCGCGTAAGTACGTTGAAAAAGCCAAAGGTTTGCATCCTCATTTAGCTTCCCAGTTTGATGCTGGTTTAACTTTTGAAGATATCGTGTCGGACTATAAGAGTGTGGCTGCCAATATCCTTGAGAAAAGTGCCAACGAGATTGACTTCACTAAGCCTCAATTCATGCAAGCGATTGCTACAAGGGATGAAAAGGGAAACACTAGACAGTTGTCGCTATCTGAATGGCAATCTAAATTGAAAACTGATGACCAATATGGTTATTCAAAAACTAAGACAGCCATCCAAGATGCCAGGTCTTTAGCCTCTAGTATTGCTAAATCCTTCGGAAAGGTTCTCTAATGGCTGAACAAGACGCTAAACAAATACTTCAATCAACTCTTGATCGATACGGTTTGGGTACTTTGTCAACCAAAGTTTGGTCGTTGTATACGGACGACACCATCGCAGCCAATACCGATATTGACACCATTGGTGACGCAATTCGTGACACACCTGAGTTTGCAGCACGGTTTCCGGCTAACGCTCAACGCGTGAAGGCTGGTTTGCCTGAACTGACTGTGTCTGAATACATCGGTTTGGAACGTGGCTACAAGGCCGCCATGCAAGGATCTGGTTTGCCAGCAGGCTTTTACGATGACCCGACAGACTTTGCAGCATTCATTGGTTCAGATACCTCTGTTGCTGAAGTCCAGTCTCGAGTTAACGAAGGCTACAAGGCTGTTGCTGATGCCAACCCTCAAGTCATTGCTCAAATGAAAGAGTTGTATGGTGTTGGCGAAGGTGAGTTAGCCGCTTATTTCCTTGACCCACAGAAGGCCACACCTTTGCTGGTTAAGCAGGCTCGAGCCTCACAGATCGCTTCTGAAGGTCTTCGTCAGGCTGGTATCACATTGACATCACAGGAAGCTGAAGCGTTAGCTACTGAACAAATCACCCAGTCTGAAGCCCAAACTGGTTTCGGCAACATCGCTCAACAACAAGAACTTCTTGGTGGTTTACCTGGTGAACAAACCAATGTGACACAGCGAGATCTCGTGGCTTCACAGTTCAACACCGATCAAGCCGCCAAGCAACGCGTTGCTACACGCAAACGTCAACGTGCTGCAGCGTTTGAAGGTGGAGGTTCCTTCGCAACTGGTCAAGCAGGAATAACTGGCATCGCTTAAGAGGTAGTTGCATTTGCAATAAACTTTCTGTTACGATACTTTTGATCCCGATGGGAAGAACCGATTAGCCGCCCCCCGAGCTAGTCGTGTACATATGGGGAGACAACAACTAAGCAGCCATCTCGCTCCTCCGGCAAGATGTGGGCTTTTACAAGGAGAGTGCCATATGTCCGAATTCGATGAATACAACGATTCAGGTGAAGAAGTCCAGGAGACACGCAATCCGTTGCGTTCCAGGATTAAAGAACTTGAAACGGAAATCAAATCGATGCGTCAACAAGCGATCGAAGCCGAACAGGCAAAGCGTGAATTAGCTTTCGTGAAGGCAGGAATTGATCCTGCTGATAGCGCAGCTAAATACTTTGTCAAAGGTTACGATGGTGAATTGACTGCCGATGCGATTAAACAAGCCGCAGTCGAAGCACGGTTGTTGTCCCCAGCACCATCAGAAGAATTGCAGGCCGAGCAGAATGCTTGGTCGCGCACTAATCAGGTGGCCGCAGGAGCAGGTTCTGCAAGTCTGATTCCAGACTTGGAAGCCCGGTTAGCCGCTGCTGATTCTGAAGCCGAGGTTCTTCAAATTCTTTCAGAGGCACGTTTTCAATAAACCCCCTTACAAAAGGAAAAACCAATCATGGCCTACACACAGGTATCATCGCTTGACCTCAACCAGACAGCCTTTGAAAAGCTCGCTTATTTCGCATTGCGTCCTGAGCTTTACTTTGACCGTTTCGCTGAAGTTGAAGCAACAAACGCCACTAACCCTGGCGCAACACACACATTCACAATCTTCCAAGACTTGGCTGTAGCTTCGTCTGCTCTTTCTGAAGTTACTGATGTAACGCCAGTTGCTTTGAGCGACTCGCAAGTTTCAGTAACAATGCAGGAATACGGTAACGCAGTTGTGACCACAGCAAAGCTTCGTGCAACATCTTTCATTGATGTTGACCCTGTAGCTGCAAACGCTGTTGGTTACAACGCTGGTATCAGCATTGACACAGTTTGTAAGGAAGTTCTTCAAGCAGGATCAAATGTGCTTTACGCAAGTGGTGGAGCAACTACTCCATCAAGCCGTGCCACAGTTCAGCCTGAAGACACTCTTGACGCAAACGACGTTCGCCGTGTTGTCGCACAGCTTCGTACTGCAAACGTGCCAACCATCAACGGTTCGTATGTTGGATTCATTCACCCAGACGTGTCTTACGACTTCCGTTCAGCAACAGACGCAGCAGCATGGCGTACCCCTGCTAACTACGTCAACCCTGAAGGCATCTACAACGGTGAAATCGGAATGTTTGAAGGCGTTCGCTTCATGGAGTCATCTCGCGCTCCATTGTTCGCAAACGCTTCAGACGGATCTGGTTCATCTACCGGTGGTGGTGCAACAGTTGACGTTTACGGAACGCTGATCATGGGTCGTCAGGCTCTTGCTAAGGCTGTTTCAAACGCTGGTGGCTACGGTTCACAGCCAACAATGGTGTACGGCCAAGTGGTTGACGTTCTCAAGCGTTTCCAGCCTGTTGGTTGGAAGCACTTCGTTGGTTACGGCATTTTCCGTCAGGAAGCACTTCGCCGCATCGAGTCAGCATCGAGCATCGGCACAAACTAATTTGGTTGTTGCTTTTTAGCAAAATACAAATGGCTCTAACCCCTGTCTTCGGACAGGGGTTTTTGCTATATTTAGTTCACCTCTATTAAAGGAATAATCATGGCTGCAAAAAAGATGGCTTCTAAAGCCCCAGCAAAAAAGATGGCTTCTAAGCCTGCTGTTAAAAAGCAAGTTACTGATACCCAAGCAAAGCAAATGTTGAACAATGCGCTTACCGACATTATGGCTCGTAGCAAAGGTGTTCGTGATTTTCCAAAGGCTAAAGATTTGATTAACGCAATTGGTGACAGTATCGATCCAGGTGGTGCTTTGGTAACCAAGATTGGTCGTAATCGTTTTGAGCGTCTAGCTGATGCTGAGGCACGTAAAGTTCATGCGCGTCTTAAGAAGGCCGCTAGCCGTGGCGACATGAATCGTTCAGCTGCTCGATAAGTAATGGCAACTTTTTCTACACCTACAGATGATTTTGTGGTGTGGTCTGACGGTTGGGATACTGGCATTTTGTCGTATCTTAAACCTGGACCTCGTGGTCGCAATGTGTGGAAATTGACTGATGGGACATTTACGGAGAATCAACCTGCATATATGACTCAAGTTGCTCAGGCTTACTACGGTGGTCATATATATCAATTAACTGCTGACGAAGAAGCTGAGTTAACTTCTGCTGGCTATGGAGAATTTATTACGCAATGAAACATCAGGAGACACACCCTGACTTAGATGTTGAGGGTTGCTTTGCATGTCGAGTTTCGGGGATTCGTTTTGGTTCTAATCCTTCAACAACTCGTGGTGCTGAGGTAGCAAAAATTAATGAGCGCGCTAAAGGTTGGGATAAAGATATGCCGGCATACAAGCGTCTGCGTAAGAATGGTATTCAACCTAAAGGTATTGATGGTGCAGCTAACCTTGAATCTAAAGCCACATCCGTTCAACAGATTGAAACTGGCCGTCTCTAGTGAACATACAAACATGGGACGGTGTTGAAGATTCCAAGTTTGGTTACGGAGCAATGCTTGAAGGTTTTCTTTCTGCTGTTCCTCGTAATGTAAAACTTTCTGATACAGCGTCTGTGCATGTTCAAATGGGTGTGCCTCAGTCGCGTGATACTTGGTTAAAAGATCAATTTCGTGCGTGTTTTACCATGTGGGAAACAGATACTCTTCCTGGTACTTTTATTAGGTACATATCTTTGTATGACCAAATCATTGTTCCTTGTCAACATAATGTTGATTTGTTTTCTCAATGGCATCCAAATGTGAGTCTTGTTCCTTTGGGTGTTGATATGCAACGTTGGTATCCAGTTGCTAATCGGAACAAGGTTTTTAGATTTCATGCTGGTGGTTCTTTGTGGCATCGGAAAGGTTTGGACATTGTGGTTCGGGCTTTTAAAAGATTGAACCTTCCTGATGCTGAATTGCATATTAAAGCTGCACCTCATGCGAAGGATGTTCCAACTAAATATCTTGGTGACAATATTGTTCTTAATCGGGATTGGATGACAATTGATCAGCAACGTGAGTGGTTCAGTAAGGCAGATGTTTTTATTGCTGCTTCGAGGGGTGAAGGTTTCGGGTTGATGCCTTTGCAGGCTATCGCTATGGGTATCCCCACAATTATTTCTGATTCAACTGGCCAGTCGCAGTTTAAACATTTGGCAACTGGTGTTATTCCTTGTGGCAAAAGCAAAGCAGAATCTGTTGGTAAGTGGGATGAACCATCTGAAGACGCGCTTATCACTTTGATGCTTGATCATTACAGGGCTAATCCAGTTGATACAGCTTTGGCTAATGTTCCTCGGGTTGCTGAGTTTTCTTGGAAGAACGCCACGAAGGAATTGATTAAGGGTTTACCTGTGGGTTATGAGATGGGTAACGCCGAGTCTGTGGTTTTGGTGCCTGAGTTAACTGTGAGGGTCAAACGCAAAGTGTCTTGCGATATAGGTAAACATCATTATAATTTTGTTCCTGGCGTAGAATACAAAATCAGCGAGGGTGTCCATCAGGTATTATTTGATGCTGGCTTACTGGAGAAAATATGACTATTGAATACCGTGGCGAAAAGTTCGCTGGATACAACAAACCTAAGAAAACACCTGATGGCAAGAAGTCCCATGCTGTTTTGGCTAAGGAAGGTTCTACCGTTAAATTGATCCGGTTTGGTCAGCAGGGTGTTACTGGTTCTCCTGATGGCAGTAAACGTAATAAAGCTTTTAAGGCTCGACATGCCCAAAATATTGCTAAGGGTAAGATGTCGGCGGCGTACTGGGCAAATAAGGTAAAGTGGTAGTTCTATGGCAGCTCCAGCAACTCAAGATCTAACCGTTACGCGTGGAGACACCGAAACAATTGTGGTTACCTTGACGACCGATGGAACTACTGCTATTGACGTTACAGGCAGAACCTACACAGCCCAGCTTCGTTCTACCCCTGATATTGCCGTCATTAGTGCGTCTTTTACTTGTACAGTCACCAACGGTGCTGGTGGGGAAGTGACATGCACAATGGCATCTACAGCCTCTGCTGAACTGTCCCCAGGTTTCTATTATTGGGACCTCCAAGAAAACGCGTCAGGCACAATTTCAACTGTCTTGGCTGGAACAGTAACTGTACTTGCTGACGTAACGAGGTAGCAATGGCTACCACTCTTGTAACTGTCGCTATCACTAGCGAACCTCTTGTTGTATACAAATCAAACAACACATATATTGTTGCGCTTGCCGACCCAAACATCCCTATTGAAGTCGGCACAAGAGTTAATGTTGTAGGGACAGGCAACGTTGGACCTCAAGGTCCGATCGGAGTGACAGGAGCAACTGGTGCTACAGGATCGCAGGGGCCAACAGGACCTATCGGTATTACTGGACCTACAGGGCCTACTGGCGCAACTGGAGATATGGGGGCAACTGGCCCTACAGGGTCTACAGGATCGACTGGACCAACCGGTGCAACTGGGGCTGTCGGAGCCACAGGACCTACTGGACCAACTGGAGCTACAGGTAGCATCGGGGCTACGGGACCTACTGGATCTACTGGTAGTACAGGGGCTACTGGTTCGCAAGGTCCAACAGGACCAACAGGTGCTGTAGGCGCAGACTCAACTGTGACTGGACCTACAGGTCCTACAGGTCCGACAGGTGCAACTGGTCCTACAGGTGCAGACTCTACGGTTACAGGTCCTACTGGTCCGACTGGTCCTGCTGGTACGGATGGCATCATTGGTGTTGACGGTGCGACAGGACCTACAGGTCCGACTGGCGCGCAAGGCGTTACAGGACCTACTGGTCCTACCGGAGCGACTGGTGCAACAGGACCGACAGGCGTGACTGGAGCTGGATATTTTGGTGTTACTTCTGCTACATCAAATACCATTGGAGTTGGCACACAAACTTTTACTATTTCATCTCCGTGGCCTAACGCATATCAGTCTGGTCAAAGAGTTCGTGCGATATATCCACTATCACCAACAAACTATATGGAAGGCGTTGTTACGGTAGTGTCAACTACTTTGACTATGACTGTAGATACGGTTGGTGGTTCTGGAACTTATAGTTTGTGGAGTTTTTCTCTTTCTGGCAATATTGGTCCTACAGGACCAACAGGTCCAACTGGTGCAGCTTCGACTGTGACAGGCCCTACAGGTGCGACAGGACCTACAGGGGCTACTGGACCGTCTGCACCTGTACAGACAACAAGTAACCTGTTGATTTATACGATTATGAATATGGAGTTCTAATGGCTGCTGGTGATGTATTCCCAAAAATGTTGACTGTACCTACACAGGTAGGTACTACGACTACGACGTTGTTTACGGTGCCTTCGGGTCATCAGTATACGATTAAGCAGATTGTGATTTGCAACACGGATAGTGTTGACAGGTTGATAACACTTGCTCGTGGTACTGCTGCTACTGCGGCTAACTGCTTCACATATAATCTTCCTGTGGCTGGTTACGATACGGTTGTGGTGGATACTGGACTTGTGTTGGAGGCTGCTGAGACTGTTCAGGGTTTGTCGGATACGGCTTCTAAGGTGACTGTGACTATCACAGGTTGGGACCGTGAAATCTGATGGCTATTTCTTCTGCGTTGGGTTCTTCGGCGTTGTTGCCTGCTGGTTTGGGGTTTCGTAATCTTTTGATTAACGGCGAGTTCCGTATCAACCAACGAGCCTACGCATCAGCATCAAACCTCGCGTCAGGTTCATATGGTTTTGACCGTTGGAAATCTACATTCACAAACACAACTTTGACTTTTACTTCTGCACCACAAGGCCAGCAGGTGACTATCAACTCTGGTGGTTCTATTGAGCAGGTCATTGAACGAGAAAATGTTTCTGCTGGCACGTATGTGTTGTCTTGGACTGGTACTGCGACTGGTCGGGTCTACAACACAGGTGCGACTCCTCCTTCGTTTGCGTCTTCACCGATAATTGTGACGCTTGATGGGTTGGCTAATGTTGAGGTTGAGTTCACGGCTAGTGGTGCTACAAAAACTTTGTGGAAGCCACAGTTGGAGCAGAATCGTCAGCCGACACCGTTTGAACAACGCCCTATCGGTGTAGAACTAGCACTATGCCAGAGGTACTACATTAAAGAATTAGACCACGCAATTGTAATGTGTGTAGACCAAGCAGGTTCGCCGTCAACGGGGAGATATTGTGTTGTTCAATTTCCTTGCACAGTAAGAACAAATACCTACACGGCTAGTGGCTCTACACCATTAGGTGCAGCCACAATATATAAAAAATCAATTTCAGGTTGTTCATTTTCACGGTCAGTTGGTTCGTCATCATTGGGAACCGACCTGGCTTCATGGACAATAGATGCGGAGTTATGATGTACGCAACATGGAATCCTGAACGAGGAGAACCCGCAATAATCCGTTTGGAAGACACAGCATTTATTTCTTTGTCTGAAGACAATAGAGATTATCAGGCGTATCTTGCGTGGGTTGCTGAAGGTAACACACCCGAAGAATGGACAGGTAACTAATGGGTATCACACAACAAATCGGCGCGTCATCAATAATCAAACCAGGCGTTTGTACATCATCTACACGGCCTGCATCACCGTACGAAGGGCAAATGATATACGAG